CGTTCACCCATATCCCGGGAGCATCGAGCGTTCCATTTGCCCCGTCATTCCCACTATAACAATAGATATTGCCGCTGGCTGTCCCTTTTGTGCCTTTGACACCAAAACTCGCCCCACCACCACCGCCGGCACCCGCAACGGCAAGCGACGGGTAGTTACTGTAGTTCAATACGCCACGAGCTCCACCACCTCCTCCACCACCACCACCTCCTCCGGCGATCGTGCCGTTGTTAAATACAAGAAACCTTCCTGATGTAACACACAACGCTGTGCCACCAGCACCACCAGGGGCCCCGCCGGCGGCAGAATCGGCGACAACACCTCCTCCTGCACCACCTTGGCCCCCACGACCATATATCATGCCGTTGTTAATAATCCGCACTAGGAGTTGGCCTATATCCCCAGACCGAAATGCTGGTACAGCAACATCATCCGAAAAAACCCTAACCCCGGCTCCTATCAAAATAACGACACTATTGAGATTTGAGGCGGAAACTCCGGCGGCGGAAAGCACGTCCGCAAGCACAAACTTGTTTGCGTCGCTTTCAATCGGAATCCAGAACAGATGAGAACCTCTCAGCATCATGCCGGATACCCCGTTCCCGCCATCTCTCCGGATATAACCGTACCGTCGACAGCGGCAAACACGTACAGCGACATCGTGCCTGCGGCGGTAACCGGCGAGGGCTCCACGTCCTGGTCCCACGGGAGCGTCGGCCAGGTCAAAGCCCTGCCTCCGGTGGCGTCCTGAATCGCGACCACGTAGAACTCGGCGTACCCGGACGACGGAATTTCCGAGAAAGCGATCGTCGTGTCCTCGATTAGCGTCAGAACGAACACCGGGCCCGCTGGAACGTCGATCGTATAGTTCAGCGCGGCCTCATCGGCCACCGCCGTGAGCGCCGTGTTTTTCAGCACGGCGCGGCTTATCGTCTTCCACGCGGCGTCCATGTCCCAACGCAAGGTCTGGAAGGTCTCACGGATCGCCTCCTTCGTGTAGCGGATATACTGAGCGATCGCCGACGTGAAGGTCTGATCGTCCGGCTTGGCCTCGAAGACCACGTCCCAGGTGAATTTATACGCCATCGTCACACCCCCGCCTTAAAATATCCGCGCGGCACCACCAGCCAGCGAGCGCCCGACTGCCACGTTAAGAGCGCGTACCGCGTCGTCGATCCCACACCCGGATGCGACTGCCAGACCACGCCGCCAGGAAAACGGCACGCCGCCGGGAACGTAATCATCCGTCCACCGGTGGCGTCCTGAATGGTGTCGAGCAAAACCACGCCGCACGCCGGCGCGTTGACGATCGAGAGCGTAACATTCCCCGACATCGTCAACCGGTGCACGTCCCCGAGCGAACAATCGATCTGTGCCGCTCCGGAGAGCGGACCGTACAGCGCCACCGTCCGCACCGGGTTACGCAACACCGCGGAGGAGATCGTCTTCAACGCGGCGTCCATGTCCCAACGCAGGGTCTGGAAGGTCTCCCTGGTATTGATGCGCAGGTTCATCACCTCGTCGTCGCCCTTGTTGATGTCGTGGACGGTATGGACGGGCCGCGCCTCGTACGCCGTGTTCCATTCTTCGCTATAGGCCATCTACCACCTCGAAACCGCGTTCCGCGTGCTCGCGTCGCGGCGGCGCATGTTCACCCTGACAAGCTCGCCCAGGGCCTCCCGATACCGGGCGTCGTACCGCGCCTCGAGCGCGTCGTCATCGAGCACGCCGGCGCCAAGGTACGCGGCCCGTGCCGCGATGCAGGGACCGGCGGCGTCCGACAACGCGTCGGAATACCCGGTAAAATCCGACGGCAGCGCCGGCATGTACCGATAGCAATCGATCCGCACGGTAGTGTCGGCCGACAACGCCGGATACACCACTATATTGGGACCGGCCAGGCTATACTTAAGAGGGACCGGGGCCACAGCCCTCGAAAGGCCCCAGGCCTTCGCCTCCGCGTCGGAAATCGGATCGAGATACCGAAGCACGAAGCCGTCGTCGTCCAAGAGCGCCGCCCCCTTAAAAGTCTTAATGCGCGGAACCAGCGTCTCGAGATCCAGGACGGAGTCCGCGGGAAGTTCAACGTCCACCTCCTCGCGCATAAACCAGAAATCCTCCTCGCGCTGTATATCGATACAGGCGTCCTCTATCAGGCCGTTGGGGCCGACAAGCTGCGCGAGAAACGGCGCCGGGGTCGGAGAGTCCCCGAACAGCATGTACTGTACCCGGGAAAGAATAGCGGCGTACGTCATAGCGTTTCCACCTCAAAGCGGGTCATCGATCCCATCACTCGCGGGGAGCTGTCCAGCGATCTCACCTCGCCGAACGCGTACACCGGGATCTTCTCGGTCAGATACGAGTACAGCTTGTCGCTTACCTCGATCTTTTCCCCCAGGGAAAGGCGAACGGTCTGCCCGTTCAGGGTAATCGGAATCCACTTACCCCTCTGCTCATCGCGGGGGACCTCCCTGTGCCATACGACTACCGTCTTTGGCATACACCCTCCTATAATGCTCCCCGAAGACCTCCGTTTCTCCGGGGAGTCGCTTACCTAACGATTACGTCAGCTCGGTCACCACCGTCGGCGCCGTGGTACCCACACGGTAGGCTATAACACCCTTCGCGCGGATCACGGAGCAACCCAGGTTGGCCTTCCAGCCGAACGTGCAGAGCAGCCCGGTCGGGTCGGACGAGTCGGGGCCCTCCTGGTAGATAACGGAGGTTTCGTACTGCTCGTCGAGCTTCTTGTCGAGATTGGTATCGAAACCCACGTACGCGAACGCGTCGGCCGAGAGGATGAAGATGGTGTCAACATCCACCTTGTCCGCGCCGGCGACCGTGGTATACCGCAACCCGGACGTGGAAACCGCGGCACCCGCTCCCGCCGCCGTCAGCCAGTTGCCGCCCTCGACGAAGCGCAGGTGATTGCCCTTCAGCCGGCCGAACTCCTTCGGCAGAAGCTGGTTACCCGCCTTGGTGGCGTACTTCTCGACGTCCTCGAAGTTGGTCAGCGCCATCACGTCTTTCACCGCGCGGGAGGGGACCACCGCCACGTAGCAGTCGTGCACCGGGGTGGTGTTCGTCCCGGGGTCCGACGCGATGAACTCGGTGATCATCTCCATGTTGTTGATGCGCATGTAATCGACGATCTCGGCAAGCTCGGTTTCGCTGACCTTGCTTACAACCTCGTTGAGCGCGTCTGCCGACGCACCCGCGTACACAATACTCGTTGCCGTGGCGAGCAGGCGGGTGTGCAGGATGGCCTCGATCGACTGCCCCATGTTCTTCCCGGTGCCTTTCGCCAGGTTCTTGCGGGTGTTGCCCTGCCGCATGTCGAGCGCCTTGCGCGGCGAGCGGAAGAAGTTGGTGTACTCGTACAGGACGACGTCCTTGTACGTGGTGGTAAGGGCCGAGCCCGCGGCACCCAGCACGTCGTCGTAGCTTACGGCCGTCGTGACCGGGGAGCCGAAATCGAAAATCTCCACGCGCACCTGGTCGCCGGCCCGTTTCGACAGATCCTCTTTGCGCCCGAACCGGGCGAGCACCATGTGCCGCTTCGACTCCAGCACGGCCTTTTCGCTCATCGCCTGCCGCACGAGCGGCGTCATCGCGGAATAGTTTGAAGTTACTGCCATAGAACTACACTCCTATCGAATCCAGCGGTCACCCACCGCGCTCGAGTACGTCATCCAGCGTCCTCATGACCTCCAGGGAGCTGGCTCCTTTGCGGAGCTGGTCCTTGTAAAGGTCGAAACCCTTGACGACGCTGGGAGTCTGTACCGACATCGTGGTCGGAACCGCGTCCAGATTCTTCTTGATGTTGTCGACCACCGCCGTGGCGCCGGCGTCCTTAAGCTGCTCCCGGTACTTCGGGTGCCGGGCGGCCAGGAGCGCGATCGCGTCCACCGGCCGCTCCACAATCGGGTTGGCCTGGATATGACGCGCGAGCGCCGGGTTAGCCGTAAGCACTTCGGAAGCCATCTGCTTGATCATAGTCCAATCGCTTCCGAACTCGGCCGCTCCCGATAGATCGGTCACCTGCCTGTTGAGGTCACCGATGGTCTGCTCGTACTCCGCGTACCTGCCGGATACCGATTGCTCGACCCCGGCCAGCGCCTGTTGCACGTAATGGTCGACTATCTGCCGCACTTCCCCGGCGTTTATCGGCGTCTCGGGATCGACGTTGCCGAAATCGTAGGGATGGGCCGCGGCGGCAGGCGGCGCCAAGGGCGTCGCTGGCGGTCGCTCCGGTGAAACCGCGGGAGGCGGCGGAGCGGCCGCTCCCGGAACAGTGCCGGTCAGCGCGTGCGCCAACTGCATGTCGTCCAGAAACTCTTCGCGCGAAGGCACGCCCTTCAGGGCCTTGTACTTCGACTCGAGCTTCTTGAACGCCGACAGCGGCACGGACGGCTCTGCCTGTCCGGCGTCTCCGCTTTCCGGCGCGGGGACCGTCGACCCTTCGGCGGCAGGGTCAATCCGCACGTCACCGCCGACTAGATTTGAGGGATCGCCTACTACGGCGCCAGCGTCACCCTGGTCGGGCTGCCCGTCGGCAACCTGCCCCTCAATGACCGCATCCAGATTATCCATACGTCCTCCTTATGTTGAGCGGCGGCCCCGTCCCCGGGCATACGACCGGACCAGTTAACGCCGCGTCACGTCCAACACTACATTGAGGGCCCAGGCTGCTGCGCCTGCCCCGCAAGCATCTGCACAAGATCGGCCCCGCCGCCGTTCTGCGCGGGCCCGGCTCCGGCGCCCGCGGCCCCCTCCTCTCCGCCGACGGGAGGCTGTCCCTGCGCGCGCATAAACGACACGATGCGCTCCTTCAGTTGAGGCGGCACGTCGGCCAGCTCGAGCATCACCTCCGCCAGATCGACCGGCAGGTTGAGGAGACCGTTTTGCATTAGCTCCTGCATCTTCGCGTATTCGAAATACCGGTAAGTCGGCGACTGCGAGAAGAGCTGCACCGAGATGTCAAAACGAGCGTTTTTAATGCGCCCCTGGATGTCATCCGGAACCTCGACCTCGTCCCCGACGATACGCCGGAACTTCTGCGCCGAATAACAGCGGCCGGTCAACTCGATCAGGCTCCGCGCGAACATCTCCATGGACAGGCGCAGGTTGTCGTATATAGGCTCGTTCGCCGCGTCACCCTGCGCCTGCCGAAGCTGCGTCGCGATCCCCGGCGCTCCGGGGTCGCTCACCTGACCCTGAAGATCCGGGTTGTTTCCGATATAATTGAACAGGTCCTTCATGAGCTCGGCCACGTTCAGTATCTTCGGGTCGAATGTACTACCGTTCATCTCGCGCATGTCATTCAGGTTGCGCAGGCGCAGAATCCGCACGCCGTGCTCGTTGCCCGCGTCCAGAATCTCCTCGGCCGAAACGGAGTCATTGCTCGGCCCGACGGCGATGGTGCGCCAGGGAGTGGTAGCCATCTGGTAGGCCATCTCATTGAGGAGCTTATTAAAAAGCTCCTGCGGATCGCACAGCCCGCGCACCAGGCCGAACATCTTCGACTCCCAGCGCTCCTCGACCGTATCGAAATAACAGCGGACCGGCACCAGCGGAAACGTCGAAATCTCCAGGGGATTGCTCCATCCGCTTGGAATTACCAACTGGTCCTCGAAGAGCAGGTCCATGCGCATCCGAGGCTCGTCCACCACGATCTTCTCTATCTGCGAATGCAGGTCCGCCGGCACCGTCGCAAGATACGCCATAAACTCAGGCGACTCCTCAGCCACGTCGCCGTGCGCCAGGTCGATGTACATGGTCCGTCGCACGTATTCGCGCGACCACCGGGCTATGACCTCGATCAAATCGGAATCGTCAAAGCCCGGTTTAAGAAAATCCGGAAGCAGGCGCGAGCCCTTGCGGAGCCCGTCCAGTTCCGACTCGAACTTTCCGTAGCGGTGTTTGATCTCGGCAAGCGGCATCTTGACGCGATGAAGAATATAATGGCAATCCGACATATCGAAGCGCGTCCAGCGCCTGTCCGGATACACCGAAAACGGGTTGGCCTGGCCAATTACCGCCTCGCCCTTGCCGTGCGGATCGGCGAGGATGTCGGAGAGATCGCGCCGGACATCCAGGCTGATCCACCCCCACCCGATCTTTAGCGCGGTGAGCAGCGACTCTGAAAGATGATACGATCCGTAGTTCCGCGACATCTGCCACTTCAGCACGCGGCTGACAAGGTCGGCCAGCGAGTCGTCGGAGCCCTCTTCCGGCAGGGCCCTCATGTCGCTGCGTCCCTGGCGCTCCTTTCCGGAAATCACCATCAGGTGCTTCCAGATCAGGTTAAACGCCCACGAAAATTTGCCGCGCGCGTCGAGCGAACCACGAATCTCCGCGTCCCACTGATCACCGTTCGCGAATCGCAGATCGCGCTTCGCCTTGTCGAACAGCGGGCGCATGGCCGATTCGCTGTCTTTCGCCTGCTCGCGGATAATTTTTATCAAATCCCGATCGCTCATATCGCCATCGCCTTCCGTGTTACGGTAGTCCGAGGCGCGTACCAGGGCGCCGCCTTCGGCTTGATCGCTTCTTTCACAATGGAAATCGACCGGATATTGTGCCTGTGGGAAAACAACGCGTACCTGGCCGCGTCCATAAGGTGGTCCATAAACTTGACGGGCTTGTCCAGCCATCGGCCGTTTTTGTCGCGCTGGCGACAGTACCCCTGCATCTCTTTGATCATATCTACCGAGTCGGCGAGCACGAACACTCGTGGCAGCCCCTGCACGTAGGATATGCCGTCCTCCACGTCTTTCTCCGCCGGAAGAACCAATAGGCCAGCCAAGCGCATCTCCTCGATTCTGCCCGGGTCCGCGGTATCGCAGTAAATCAGGTCGCGCCCCACGCCGGCGTCCTTCAGCATGGCGATCTGCGCCGGCGTCGTAAGGCCGCCGGCGTAAAGCACTTGCTGTAAATAAACGTCGCCGCTCTCGGCCAGGCACACGCGCACTGTGGCCGCGGGCTGCGCGAATCCGAAGTCGTGGCCGTACCAGGTATCTACGATTTCCACCCCTTCCGGGATATCTTCCACAACGGACCACGAGTAGATCGCTCCCTCCAGCACCCCCCACTCTCCCAGGCGGTACACGCGGTACAAACTTTCATTCTGGCCCTTGAGCGCGTCGAGCATGGCGACCTCTTCGGGTTTCGCGAACGGGTTATCGTCGACGGTCACCCGCAGGCGCTCCGACGGAAACGCGTCCGCGTTCTCGAAGTAGTTGTGGTACACCCACGAGTTCGTTGCAAAAGGGTTGAATGTCATAATAGCCTGGACCCATGGGGACTGACCGCCACGCAGGCGTCGGAAGCATTCGAAGGCCGCGTCGGCCATAAGCTCGTTTGCCTCCTCCATCCAAACGAAATCGATATCAGTAATCGACTTCACCTTGTCTATCTCGGAGTAGTTGTTTATCGAAACGAAAACGAACTGCGAATTGCGCAGGTCGGGGATCGTCAGGACCATATCGTTCGCGTTGAAATCGTACGCCAGACCGTACTCGGAAAGACGCCGGCGAATGATATAAAGGCATGATTTCTTGAGCGACGGCATCGACTTCCGGACCACCAGGGCGCGGATCGTCCGGCGCTGTGTGATCATCTGCACTAAAAGCTTGTCCACGGCCGAGAAGCTCTTCCCCGCGTTCGTCCCTCCGTACATCAGGAGACGCTCGTCGGTAGACTGAAAGAACGCCTCATGCCTGCGGTTGAGCATCCTGTTCAGGTCGACATGCATCCGGAACGAAACCTCCGTTGATGATGAACGTCACGCGCTCGCCTTTGCTGGTAATGTCGAGAGAAAGCTTCTTGAGCGACTGGAGCTCGTTAAGCTCCTTGAGCGCCTTGAACTGGTTATCGCGATCCCCTATACCCCTGCACTCCACCAGGAATGCTTCCAGACGCTCCATGGCCAGGCCGTAGCTCACCTCGGCGTCCCGTTGCCCTAACTTGCGGAACTGATCGTAGATATGTTTTAGGTATTTCTGGACTTGCTTCGCGCCGATACCGAAGCGCTCCCCGCAATACGCGGCGATGTCTTGGATCGATATGCCGGCGACGATAAGCTTTCGGATGGTCTGGAGACGATACTCCTTCTCCGCCGCGGTGCATTTACGCGCGACGGCGTGGTCCTCGAACAGGAACTGCTCGAGGTGCTCGGGACCGAGAATCATCTCGATCGTAAGCCTGATTTTAGAGTCGAGCCTCAACGCGCCAATGCGCGAGTGGCCGATAGGGGCGCATGGTTACAGCGTGCTTTTCGCATCATGCGGACCACTCCATTTTATTGAGTGGCTTCAGGCTGGTTGAGACTTTATATATAAGAGCACGCTCTCAGATTATGTCCCGCTTGTCAAGCGCTTTTTGAGTCCTGGCGAATTCGCTATTCGGAAAATGACAGACCACCGCCACCCCCAGGTCCTCGACGGCTATGCTTACGTTGTCGGCATGACCATACGCTTTTGTGCCGCCGGGGATATCGAGTTCCCATTCCACGCCGCCGTCCCAAACCCACGAAAAAGAGGCGTTCATCTCGCTATCGTATATTCGCTGCAATATATCCTCCGGTCTCTCGCGCTTGTCATGCCGGCGCAGAGTCAACACGCCGCCCTCGCGTTTCTCGATCGAGAACAGCTCGCCCGGCCGCATGCCGCTGCGGGACCAATACTCGAATACGGAGGCGTGAAACGTGTTGCCGTAAAAGGTGAAGGTCCGGGTGGCCGGGTCAAAGTTCAAATATTTATTTGTAAGCAAAAAGGACTCCACCGGAAACAATATCCTCCAGGCCCAGCGGACCAGAACGTGCAAAGCGTCCCCGTAGTCCCTGCCGAATACGCGGGAGTGCAGCCAGTAGATAAACTCTCTGCGCGCCACGATCCACGTCTTCGTCGCCTCGAACCGAACAATCGAGACGGCGTGCCACAGATACAGGAAATACTTCATGTCATTACCTCCGTTGATTACCAGGTCACCGCGGTCGTCAGCACGGCGGCTGCCAGCCAGTAGGCCACACGCCGCCAGTCCCCGCAGGGCATGTATCCGATCGCCGCGGCCACCTGGAGCACGATCATAATCGTGGGGATTGTGCGCTCTGAAATTATCACTCGCCCCACTTCCCCGGTTCGTATTGCGTTATCGCGGGCTCCTGGTCCCGCTTATCGAGCTCCTCGTACGGGTTGGGTTCATATCTCCCTCCGCCGAGGCTGTATTCGCGCCGCTCGGAGAACTCCTCCCGCTTTCCCTTGTTCCACTGGCCGACCGGCCGAAAATACCCGACCACCCGGGAATAAACCTCGACGGGGATCCTCCGCACACCCGCGATCCTGGCGGACGTGCGCTGTCGAAACTCGGCCGGATCAAGGAGCCAGTCGATGGTCTCTTCGGAGATACCGAGGTTTTGCAATGACTCGCGCTTACTCACTTCTTCGCCGCCTTCGCCGGCTGCTGGACACCAACTGCGCGAATGGACTCGGCGAGCTGCTCCAACTTCTCCGGGTCGAACCCTCCGATCTTCCTGTTGGCCGGATGCGGCTCGATAGCATCAAGGCTGATAATTTCGATTCTGTCGTTCATTTTTTTCCCCCGCTCGATTGGTTTATTTTCCAGTTGATAAACGCGAGCACCGCGACGATGAGCGCCGAGGTCGTACCGAGGAAAACGCCCAGGCATACCAGAAGCGCGTAAGCAATGTCGCCGATAACAACATCAGCACCCATTTCAACCTCCGTTTGAAAAACTCGAAAACCGAGTGTACTGCCGCTCGAACCACAGCTCGACCGTGCCAAGCGGGCCGCCTCTCTGCTTTTTAACCAGCAGGTCCACCATCTGGCCCGAACTCGACAACTGGTCCCGCTCGTCCTTCGGATGCAGAAACATAACCACATCGGGGTCCTGCTCGAGATCGCCCGATTCGCGCAGGTCGGACAGGTCCGGCTCTCTGTTTTCGGCCGAACGCGATAACTGGGCGCAGCACAAAAGCGGAATCCTAAGCGACTTCGCCAGTGCCTGAAAGTCGCCGGATATCTCGCCGAGCTGCTGGTACCGCTGCAGATTCTTCGCGCCCGAAAGCTTGACCTTCTGGATATAGTCGACCACTACCAGACCCAAGCGCTTCTCCTGGTGCCGGCGCTTCACCATTCCGCAAATCTCGTGGCAATACCGACGGTCATCGACGATATCGAGGGCGAGCTCCCGCCCGGCGGCCAGGGCCTCCGACGCTCTCATGCGCTCGCCGTCGGAGAGCGTGCCGGATTCAAGCCGCTGCGTATCCACTCCGGCGAGCACGCCGATCGCGCGATCGCGCAGCTCGTCGGCGGTCATCTCCAGCGACACGTACAGCACCGGCTCGGTTTTCGCCACGTGCACCGCAAGGTTGAGAGCGAGTGCACTCTTCCCCTTGCTCGTTCGCGCCGCGAGCATGTAATACCGACCGGCGCGGAATCCCTTGATCAGGTAGTTGAGGTCAGAGTACTGCGTCCGGTGGACCGGCACGGTGTCGCGGAGATCGTCGATACTCACCGAGCACAGGGAGCGCATGGACTTCACCGTTGACGACCGGTCCATGCGTATTTCCAAAAGCTTCTCGTCAAACTCAGCGAGCAGCCCGTCTACGTCCTCAACCGCCCCGGCCATGCGGCTAACGAGGTCCGACCCGAGCGCCTGTGCGCGGCGCCGCTTCGCCAGGTCGATCACCGTGTCGATCACCTGGTCGATGTCGTACACGTAGAATTCCCGGTAGTATTCGACCAGTCCCTCGCGCCCCCCAGCCTTCTCCAGCGCGCCGTGCTCGGTGAGAAACGAGACCACGGCCGGAAGCGACAGTGCCGCCCCCTTGCGCGTCATGGCCGCGATTGCCTTGAACACCACGCGGTTGCCCTGAAAATAAAAGTCGTCGGGCATCATGCGCTCGACCGCGCGGAAAAGCGCCGCCTGCTTGACCAGGGCGGAGCAGATAATCGCGCGCTCAGCGTCGTCGTCCGCTATAATGCTTCTCGATTCCACAGGGACCCCCATAACCGCCTATACGTAACCCTTCGGGGCGCGCACTACCGGAGGCCTCGACGATGGGCGCGGCTCTTCGGCCGGAGCGTCGTCGTCCAGCACGCACCCGGGAACCAGCTCGTTCCACCGCAAAATCAGCTGCGACGGCAAAAACCGCCACGGCTGAAACTTGTTGCGCCGCCTCGCGACCGCCAAAAGGAGCTCGGCCTTTTGCCGGAACACAAAGTCTCGCCTGTCCGCATCGTAGCCGTCCAGAGCGGATAGCACCGACCGTACGGCGCCAAGCTCTTTGCCTGTAAGAGCAAGCTTTTCGCCGTATAATTGCGCATAATCGCGAATAAACAGCGCTATTATCGATTTGCGCAGCTTCTCTCTTTCCTCCTTCGCGGCCGCTTTGAAAGGGGTCAAAGACCCGTCAGGGTCTTTATTGTCTTTAGTCTTATTCTTTGGGTGACATTTTTGTCGCCCCCCCCCCGACATTTTTGTCACCCCTCCCCCCCCGACATTTTTGTCACCCCTCCCCTTAATCTGTCCGGATTGCAGGGCATCAAAAGCTTCGCGTATGTATATATGGCGTTCACTGCCTTTGTCGGTTGGGATGATGACGACGTCGATATGACCGGCCTTCTCAAGCGCCTTTACCCAGCGCTGGATAGTCCGCTCGCTCTTACCGTAGAGCTTTTCAAAGTACTCATTCTCCTGGTCGGAGAACCCCCTCTTATCACAGCAAGCCGTGATCTCGCCGTACAACAACTTGGCGCCGTCGGGGATTTCTTTTTTGTACCGGACCGAAGCCGGAATGATTGCGTAATAAGCCTGCACCGCTACCTCCCGAGACCAATGAATTTAATGACGCGAGTCGCCAGCGGGGCCAGCTGCATCGCCCGCTCAAACCGCTCGCGCGACGTGAAGTCATAGCACCACACCTTCCGAAACAACCCCAGGCGGCGAACGCTTTTCGTGTATCCGCCCACAACCGGCAACCGCCGGTCAACCTCAACGTGCCTAAAAAATCCCATCACCCCTCCCGTTTTTTCGCAACGCGCGCCCGCGTGCCCATTTCCCATAGCGGGATGAACGAGTGGACCGTGTCCACCATCACCTGGAACGCCTGGTCCTCGCTTGCGTTGTCGAAGAACTTCCCGATGAATTGCTCGGCATACGCCACGTAACGCAGAGCCGCCTGGCGGTTGTCCTTCACAGTCAGCTCCACGACGGCCAGGCGGAGAAAACAGTACGGCGACTGCCCGGCACCGCGGAGCAAATTGCACATCTCGACGACCGACAAAGGGCGGTCGAAGTCCAGATCAAACCGCTCGGCATTAGCCATACCAGCCTCCCGTAACGATTAAAAAAGCCGCCCCTCACGGAAAACCGGAGGAGGCGGAGCGGCGTCTTCGCGATTAACGGCATAGTCCGATCGCTGTGCGAACTCGCGCGGCAGCACGTCGCGGATGGTGATAACGCGCCCTTCCCAGCGATCGCGCTCGTTGTGAAAGGTCACAACCTGGCTGTACACCTGGGCGCGACCGGATAGAAAATCCTTCCCGTGCGCCGTCACGCGCCACTCGCCGCGCTTCGCCGCCGGCTCTACAAGGCCCCAATAACGCAGCTTATTAAAGTTGGCGATCTGCGAGTGCGATAACCCTATCCTCGCAATATTCGCGGACCCATGACGATCGAGAACGGCAAGCGCACGCACCAGCCCTACGTTAAGAGAGTGCGTGTACTTGGCGATCTTCCGCCCGCACGTGGGGCACACCGACGATTCATCGCGCCGCTTCATATCCCCCTCCTCGGCTGCGGCAAGAAAACCCCCGCCGGGCTCTACGCCCGACGGGCAGCAGCCTGAAAGCCGTTGTACACCCCGCGGTGAGCCAATGGTCTACCCGCGATGCGCCGGGAACTGGATTCGAACCAGAACGCACTGGAGTGCCGGCCAGCACGCGCTCCGCGCCCCGGCTATGATTGCTCCTGCTGTGCTAGCTTGACCTTCTTGCCTTTCCCCTTCGGGTCGACCGGGAAAGGAAGTGCTGGCTGTTTGATGTTCTGCTCGTAGGCCTCGGCACGCCCCCCCTCAAGACTCATATGCACGGTGCTGCTCGAGGAGGCCTCCCGGGCGAGCTTTGAATAGCACAGAATTTCATACGCTACCATCGTCCGGTCCTTTTCCGACGGCCAGAACCTGACGACCAGGTGGATGTCCCTCGCTTTTTTTAGCTCCATCGCGGGGTCCAGGCAGTTCGCAATAACCTTCTCCAGCTCAGCGTCGAAGCGCCTGACGGCCTCACCGCCGGCGATGGTGTCCAGTGATACCGTAGTGTAATCGCTCATCGTCCCCTCCTTAATCGACCAGGTCGCCCAGGTCCTCCCAGCCCTGCTGTATGGAGAGCAGCACCAGGTAACCGATGAGATCGACCACGTCGTTTTTACGCAGGTCAGCGCCGTTGTTGCGGATCCTCGCGATCTTGTCGTCGATGCGCGCCCGTATTAGCTCATCCGCCGGAACGCGCGAGAATATTGCCATAGGAACGATCGCCGAGTTTCCGTATCGACGGTTCTTTTCCAACAAAAAGTGCTCAACCTGGTCCAGGAATGCGGGAATACGCTCGACCATCGAGTCGTCCCTCGCCGGCACAACAACCGCCGGCGGCATGAAGGCGTACTCCTCGCCGTTCCAGATCGCGCGGGCCTCTTCGCGTGTGTCGCATCTGCGCGTGCGCTTTTCACACTCCGCGCAGCGGACGTAAAACTGCGCCCCGCCCGGCGCTTTCGGGAGTGGAACGATATACGCGTTCTCACTCCCGCACTCCTCGCACGGCTGCAAACTTTTCTTACGCCCCATCGTTTCTCCTCCTCCCCCAGTCTTTCGCCGCGTCGGCCAGGTCGTCGAATACCGGCGCGTCGAACAGGTTCCGGCACGCGCAGGTAACGCAAAAACCGATCTCACCCTCCCGCCCCGGGCCGTGCGGCATGTAATACCAGCGCGGTGTATCACCGCATCGCGGACAGGGTGATAGCTCATGATGGCCGGTTTTATGGCGTGCCATCAGGCTTCCTTCTTCGCCCAGTAGTCCAGCCAGATGATGTCCTTCTGGTTCGCCAGCCAGGCGCAGAATTTATAGTGCGAAGGGAACACGTACTCCTCGTTGTTCCTCGCCTCGGCCCGGCGCACACGCACCGAGCAGGCGATCTCGGCGAACCTGCCCAGGGAAAAACCACGCCTCACGCTCTTCGGCATCTTCGGCATCACGACACCTCCTTCCGGTCATCGTAAAAAAACTGCCACACCGGATAATCGAGCAAATCGCAAATCTGCTGAATGCGGGCCAGCGACGGAAAGACACTGTGCTCCAGCGCCGACAGGCTCGCCTGCGTAATACCCATCATGGCGGCAAGCTGCCCCTGTGACAGACCTTTCAGCCTGCGAAGCTCGACGATCCTCTTGCCATACCCGGCAATCACCCGGCCCTCTCGCACCCTGGACTCACCGCCCCCTTCTCGCGCTCGTAGGCGTCGAGTGCCGCCTCAATCATTTCGCGAGGCTTGAGACCGTCGCGAAGGCGCAGAGAGTGAAAGCGGATTAAATCCTTGCGATCAATACGAACAGCCAACTGTTCTCTATTCATGCAGAAATACCGCCTATTTAGCTATCTACAATCGTCATCTTTGCCTGTTTAGCTACTTTGTCAACGAAAAATTGTATTATTTTCTAATTTTTTATTTTTCTTTATTCTTCTGGATTGCGATAATAAGGTATGTTCTATGGGAAAAAACTAAAAGAAATAAGAGAAAAGCGAGGGTTAAAACAGCGCCCTATTGAAGAAGCGCTTGGTCTCAGTAACTCTACCCTGGCTAAATGGGAGAACAAAGCATACCCACCACTCGATGGCATAGAGCAAGTGTGCAATCATCTTGGGGTGCCATTATGGCAGTTTTTCGTAAAAGATATCGGAGAGATAGCCAACCATCCAATTCGAAACATCGATGAAATCGACCTCGAAATTTTAACCGCCATTAAGAATCTGGACAAAAAAACCCGCGACCAGGTTCTGTACGCCTTCCGCGACATTTTGCAGGCACTGGTCGAGGCCAAAGAACGTTCTTGACTTTTTCGCCTTTCTCTTTAATCTTCCGTTACACACCATAGAGGAGGATTATATGTATCCTATCGCTTTTATAACAGCTCTTGGATTCGGCGCTCTCGGCACTATAGGGTCAATTCTATTTTACATTGACTCCTGGAAAAGCCTGCACCTAATCGAAGGAATTTCCCATAAATTTCTAACCATCGCCACCATTCTAGGCTTTGGTCTTTTCTTTATGCCCGTGATAATTGCATCTTTTCTCGGCATGATTCTCATCCAAAAAACAGATTCTGCTCTGCAGATTATTGTTAAACTGGCTGTCGGATTCGCCAGCATGTTCTGGGTACCAGGCATCATCCTTCACTTGTGGTTTTCGTTTTTGGTATGGGTATATAGATAAAAGAGGCCGGGCTATGGAGAACCGTACTCCCGTAGTTTTCGGATATCCTCAATTGTTAATTGCCGCGCGACGCTGCGCGAGACACCGTCGAGGGCCCTCTCGATATCTTCTCTCGACATCTCCTTAATCGCCTGCCCATAGACATCCCTGCGGAGGTCTTCCACAGAGGCCGGAACAAAATCGGGCTCAACAGTGGGGCGCTTATTCTTCTCATCGTTACGATCAACCACAAGTCTCGTGCCGTCCCCGTAGAGCATCTCGAATCTAACCATCGAGTTCGCCTTAAAGTAACAATGCAATATTTTATCATACCTGGCGGCAACGCTTGCCTCATGGGACGCGAAATCAACACCATACAGCCTCACCGATCGACCACTACCAGTGACAACATCTCGGCAACCATAGCAATATGATAATATATCGAGCGTTTGTACTTTCCGTTGTCCATGAGGCGCCCCAAGGTTCAACACTACCTCCTCCTGCGAGCTCCCCATCAATCGAACCGCTGCTCCATATACCGGATCATCGTTGACCCTACCAACGGATGCGCATCCCAAAACTAAAAGAATCAGCAACACCGCTCTTTTCATTAGGCCACCCCTCCGTTCAAATCACTCAAAATATAAATATTGACTAAGCTGCCGTCAAGCTTTTTGCCATACAAGGCCTCCCTGGCCGGCCCTCCCGAGGCCGGCGGTCTACATCCCTATTTGCCATCTTCGCGGCCCTTCGGCGGGCATAGCGCCGCCAGGCGCCGCAGGAGCTCGAGTATCTCGCTCCTCACGTCCCTGCAGTCCATCATGAGATCCTCCTGATTGACGGGATTGCACCGCGCGGAAAGCCGATTGCAAAAATCTATCGATTGTACACAAAAACATCATAAATCACTTGAAAAACCCCTGTAAAATGCCGAAATATTATCGTTTAAACTAAAATTTTAATTGCGTTGACAACGCAAAAGCTATATATTAGTAGGGCATTAAATCAAATATATACACAATAGACTCGCTGTAAGAGTCAGAGAGGGGAGGACACTATGAACCTCAAAAAGCTCGAATCGGAAGTGATGATCAACAGCATCAAGCTCAACGATGTGCTTCCGGGCTACATGAAAGAACACAAAGGAAAGCACGTCGCTTTCAACGACGGAGAGGCCCACTTTTGCGACACACTGGACGAGTGCGTCGCTATCGGCATAAAGAAATTCGGCGAGGATGTCGGTTTCGCCGTCAAAAAGGTCTCGATGGAAATCACGATACTCTCTTCCCTTGTTACGCTTTAGCACGACATGATTGTCAGGCGCAGCTCAAATGGTCTTTTCGAATTCGATGTCGTCGTTATCGGCAAGAAAAAGAAAAGGAACCTTAGGGGACTAATCGACACGGGGAGCATGACCTGCGCCTGTACCTATGAGGTCATTACCACTCTTCAGATCAGGCCCATAAGCTGGGATCGCGTCAGCACCATCGACATGCAGACTCGCAACGCGTTTACCTATATCAGCGACATCGAATTCGATGGTAAACGGCGCAAATCCCCCATAATCCGCGTAAGCAGTCTCCCGAACGGAATCCACTTTATACTCGGCATGTCGATTCTGTCACACTGCAAAATGCTTATCAACGGCGACCACATGGATATTCAATGGAAGTAGCCCCGGGAGTGAAACGCTCTATTCGACTCAACTATACCATGAGAACGCTATGAGAACATCGTAAAAAATGCAATTCCATTTTCCGACTTTTAACAATTAATTATTGACTTTTTCGGCCTCTGGTAGTACTGTATAAGGCGGTAATACTTAACAGGCGACGTGGTTTTGTGGATCATAATCCGCGTGTCGGGGGTTCGAGTCCCTCCTCCGCTACGTGAAAGGACGGTAAGGTTTCCGTCCTTTTTGTTTTTTATGATTGCCGCTCATAGACTTCGGGCTGGGATGCATATTCTCCGCGATCCCGGCAATCCTTTTCGGTCCTTTTTGCTTTTTCGATCCCATAAGCAGAGCAGTGGCTTTGCCGACAGTTTAATGCTTACCGGACTATCCACAAACCATTTTCAAATTGAACGCTTAGCTCATCCCTCCTTCGCCCCTCCATATAACCGAACTGGACAGAAGGCTTGTGGGCAAGCATGAATTCCACAGCCTCGCCCGGTGTGAGAAGATCGAAGGCCCACCACACCGCCATCTCCGCTACATATTCGTTTATCATACCATTCCAGAAATAAGGTTGTTCTTCCGCATCATTAGGGCGCGCTCCGGTGGCCGTAACCGGAACCCGAATGTCGATATAATTGGTTGGGGCGAATTCAGCGAAGCCATGGTAGCGTGTAAGAAGCTCATGGTGCATACCCAGGGACCGCCATCTATCCAGGCGCTCTCCGGCCGTCGACATTCCAAAGGGAGTTTTGGCGTAACCGATAATCCGCGCCTCTTCCATTTTCTGAAGCACGAAATCGTTTAGCCGTCTGGCTTTTTGCCTGCTGGTGTTCATGGGATATGCCCCTACTCCATCGCGAATGGGAGTAATATCACCCGCAAATCCTCCCGGTCTTCCGGAAATCTCCGATATGGGCTTTCTGGCTCTTACGAATAAGGCCCGTCAATCTCGACGGGCCTGTTCTTTTTTCTGTTGTATACCGTTTCGGGCGCAATTTTTTTGGGCGGAGGCGTTTTTAGGCGTATCCCCGTTCGTATGGACTTCAACAATTTTTTCCTGTCATCCTTTTTTCTTTTCATGTCGTACACCGCTTTTACAATAACACCAAAACTGGCAGAAGTGTCAATAGAAATATCGGCCTTCGATAAAATGGAGTTTTTATTCCGGAAACGGATTGCCGCCTCTCTCGCCAAAGGTTGCGCGCCGGGCTTTCCCCGGAGGTATTATGCTATCCAAAACGGCCTTTCACTCGTAGTATTGAAGTCTCACTGTATAATGGCGATAGCCTCTATTTCGACCAGCGCCCCCATTGGCAGGGCGCCGACCTGATACGCGGCGCGCGCCGGGTAATCGCCCGTAAACTGCCGCTCGTAGACTTCGTTAACCGCGGTAAAATCGGCCATATCTTTCAACAGGACGGTCATTTTGGCAACATGATTAAACCCCAGCCCGGCCTCCTTCAGTATGGCATCAATATTCTTGAATACCTGTTCGGCCTGCTCGGCGGCGGTGGCTCCTTTGATTTTCATGCTTTCCGGGTCCAGCGGCAGCTGCCCTGAAATAAACAGTAAATTGCCCGCCAGAACCGCCTGTGAATACGGCCCTATGGCCCTCGGGGCCTTGTTTGAGGATATTATCTTTTTCAATTTTTTGCTCCTTTAGGAAAAAATTTGCAATTGCAAGGCGGTATTTTATCCGTCCCCAAAAACCCTTATTCTCTTTGTTTCAAGGGCGCAGCCGACATGGGCACCGGGTTCTTTCATCATCTAAAAATTTGATATATCACTATCTCAGAAAAAAGAAAAAACCTCGCTGAGCACCCTCCCTCTTTCACCGCCTTAAAACCAGTCCATGATCCGCTGAAGTTTTCCCTTCTCGAGGCGTATGGCCGCCTCGGGGCATATCTCCATGCAGCAATAACATCTTATACACGCCGTATAATCGTATTTCGGAACGCTTGCTCCGTCCTCCGCAGTCCCGATGGCCTCCGCCGGGCAGATGGTCCTGCACTGATAGCACAGCGTACAACGGTCCGGCGAGGGCAAGGGCTTTTCCACCCAGAGATTGCGGAGAGCATCCATCTTTAGCACGTAATCCCGTAGGCGGGAGGAAAGCCTGGAAGCGGGCACTTTGAAATCCCGAACCGCTATGTCAAGAAGCTCTACTCCTTTTATCTCGATGTCTTCCATTCTTCCGACACCGAGTCCCCTCGCCGCGGCCGAGCTTATGGTGGCGATATTGGCGGAATCGAGACCGATCAGTCCGGCGGCAACACTGTCCACCGCGACGGCGTCGGTGCCGGCAAGCACCACGCCGATTTTTCGCGGCGTACCGGAAGGGCCGGGCCCATCCCCCTCCATCCCCATAATTCCATCCACCAGGTGAAGCATGCTTCTTTTTCCGGAGAAGATGGCCGAGAGCGCACCGTAAAGATCCAGTATCAATTCCGGGAACTCATCCCCGGTTCCGGCCCTCATATGCCATCTCGATTTGGCAAGACCCGGTATCGTCCCGAAAAGATTTTTAACAGCGCAGGTCAGCCGCGTTATGGCGTGTGTCTTGAGTTTAGGCAGGTTAAACAGAATGTCCGCCTCCAGGAGCGGCCTGGCGACCTCGAACCTTTTAAACCTCCTTGCCTCGTCGTTCATGATAACCGCAACGGACCTGTTGTCGAACACCTCCAGT